AATCCTCGCAGCATCAAAACTTCCACTTGTTATTTTGCTTGCAGCAAGATCAGGAATTAAAGCAGCCGTTAATGCTGCACCTGCTGTTGCTACACCTTTATTATTTACAGTTATTGATTGATACGTTCCAGCACTAATTCCACTCGTTGAAGTTGTTAAATTCCCTGAACCATCAACAGTTAAACCTCCCCCAGATGTAATTTGAACTGCACCTTTAGCTGATGTTGTCGCTACTGGAAGATTTGCTGCTGTCAATGCTGTAGCAGCAGTAATCATGCCTTGATTATTAAAAGTTATTCCGCTAACTGTTGCTCCAGTAACACTATTAGTAAGTGATAAAGCACCTGCACCACTAACACTTAAACCCGTCCCAACAGAAACGCCACCAACAGCAGAGGTAGTAGCAAGGGGAAGATCACTAGCTGCCAAGGCTACCGTTCCCGTGATCAACCCCTGTGCGTTATAAGTAATTCCTGATCTTGTCGCTGCTGTAACTGTGTTATTTATTCCAAGGTTTCCACTGGCTACATTTAATGACCTATCAATATTTGATGTATTTAATTTTGCTGCTGTAATCGTTCCATCAGTAATCTTGGCATTAACAACAGCATTTGCAGCAATCTTGGCTTCAGTAACAGCATTGCTAGCTATCGCTCCAGAATCAACAGCGTTATCAGCTAAAGCTGCTGCATCAACAGCGTTTGCTGCAAGCTTTGCACTTGTTACAGCATCATCAGCAATCTTCGCTGTCGTAACTGCATTATCAGCAATCGCACTAGAAGCTAATGCTCCAGAAAGTTTTGCAGATGTAACAGCACCATCAGCAATAGCAGCCGTATCAACAGCGTTATCTGCTAATTCACTTGCACCAACAGCATTAGCAGCGATTTCATTAGCAGTAATTGTATTTGCTGCGATCTTTGCTGCTGTAACAGCATTAGCAGCAAGAGCAGCCGTATCAACTGCATCGTCAGCTAATTCACTTGCAGTAACAGCGTTTGCTGCTATTTGAGTTGCAGTAATTCCACCTGATGCAATCTTTGCTCCAGGTATATCTCCATCACTAAGACTTAACTTTGCATAAGTAACATTTGCATCTGTAATCTTTGCAGTTGTTACAGCGTTTGCAGCAATAGCAGCAGTATCTACAGCATTATCAGCTAACTCAGAAGCAGTTATCGCATTAGCAGCTATCTGTGTTGCAGTAACAGTATCGTTAACTAACTTCGCTCCAGTTATCGTCGCATCTGCTATTTGTGTTGCAGTTACAGCTCCATTAGCAATCTTTGCTGTTGTGACATTTGCATCTGTAATGCTTGCAGTTACAACTGTATTTGCACCAAGACTTGCAAGAGCTGTTCCTGGGATACTTCCAGCATCAATTAATGAAACACCTTTTTCAATTAATGCTTTTGCAGTAACTCGTTTCGTCTCCGATGCGCTCGTATCGACGATGGCAAGTTCATCTGTTGCAGCAATATTCGCTTCCGCTAAGGAAGGTAATTGACTTATCTGAAGGTCGGCCATTCGTTTTCTTCTCTTTCTAACAGTTTAACGATAGTTACATATTAAGTCGCATCGTCCTCTAAGAAAATTTTGCTTCCATCTTCTTGTAATAAGTAATCTGTAGATTCCTGTAATAAGAAGCCAGGTGTCGATCCAACTTTTAATTGAAATGAACCAGAAGTAACAAAATCAATGTTTGTTTTGACAATTCCTACGTTTGGAACAGTAACAACACAACTCGTAACCTGACCTTCAACTTCATACCAGACATTATTTGTTGAACCCGCAGATTCTCTATAAACGAAAAAACGTCCTAAGAAATCTGCACCCTGTTGAATCCTTAGTACCAAACGAGCTAAATAAGCAGCAAATTCTTGATCAGTTGAATAATCAGAATCAGTCGCAACATAACGATGCTCCCATAAGCAACTCATCGAACCTTGTCCAGATATGCGACCTGCTTCGTATTGCCGTTGAAATTCCTCCCCTAACAACCCAATCTGAACTTGTTCTCGTTGTGTTGTGAAATCAAAACTTTCAACACGAGCAAGAGGTCGATAAGAAGTATTTCTTGCCTTTAATAAAATCTCTTTAGAAGAAGAAGGTGCAACAAGAGTTAACGCATTTGATGCTCCACCAGATACTGCATGAGCAAAGGTGTTGTATAAACGCATCCCTCCAACATCATCAACATGAACAAACCAGCTTCCATCGGGATAGCTATGACCGTTGACAAGTTCTAAGGTGCTTCCGTCTTTTGTCGAAATTTCAATTTTGTCACCTGTGATGATATTGCCCGCAGCAAAATCAACAGAAAATCTTTTTCGACTTGTATTGACATCACCAGTATCAAGCGTTGTTGTCAGCGCATACTCCAAAGAAGTGCGCTGTAATTCAACAAAACCTGTTTTACCTTCATAAATGGGCATTAGATCGAAACAGCGTTAGGAGCACCGTCAACTTCAAAACTAATATCAGCTTTAATGATTTCACCTTGAGCACTACTGATTCCAGCATTTGTAATAACACCAGTCACCGTAATGTATTTGACTGTTCCTTGATAATCTTTGAAGCCTAATTTGAATTTTGCAGTAGAAGAAACAGCCGCGACACCTGCAACACTTGCAGAAGTTCTTGCCTTAATGATTTTATCTAACAATGTTTTCGCATCGCTAGTTCCACTTGCATCGCTGTAGTAAGCAACTGTGCAATTACCACTCATGCTGCGTAAACCAGCGATGACAGTGCGATCTGTATCACCAAGAGAAGTTGTATCAAGAGTTGATTGAGTTGCAGTTAATGACCAGCTTTCAACCCTTGCAGAGACAGAGTTACTGTCATCCAAGTAAAGCTGACCATCTTTTCCGCTATAAAAAGCCACGACCTAAAATCTGAACATTGCGCTTATTCTAAGGTGCATCTAGGCAAGCAACAAAACTACAACTAACATTACTTATTCCTGGGTAGACACTTGTAACCTTTGGAGGCCCAGAATAACGCCATTTCAAACCTGACCCGCCTTCCTTTACTAAAGATTGAAGACTGCTCGTAGGATCTGATTGTCCTGCGATTGGCGGTTTTAATTCTGTTGTATTAGAAACACCTGAAACACCATTTGCTGCATTGAAGGTCACATAATCCCAAGTAGCATTAACATTCTCATAATTTTCAACAATCAAAGCAGCCTCTTGGTCAGAGATATTAGAAAAACCTAATTGCAATGTTGCATTAACTTGTCTATTACCAAAACGTAAATGTGTCTTTGTGCCATCTAAGGATTCAAAATCTGTACTTGGATACGTTCCAGGGGAATAACTTCTGGAAGTTGGCTTAACGGTAGGGAATGGTTGTGCTGTTGCCATTTAATCTTGTATTGAAAAACGGTCTGAGTTCCATTGATCCAATATAGCCAGCCTACCGTTATCTGTTAAAGGGGCATACGAACCAGAAAGCTCAATCAATCCATCCTCACCAAAAGTAATACTTTCAACTTTGTAGCACTGATCAGAAGCTTCGGATTCTTTAATCGTAAACAACGATCCAGCAAAAGCTTTAACAGCATTTGTATCAGAAAAATCAACCGTAGCTTCTTTTACTACTTCTTCTGAAGGATTCCAATAATAAAATGGCTTACTTCCACTAATTGTGTCTTTACTTACAACCGTTCCATCATCAAGAATTGCTCCATTATTAAACCGATTTACATGCTGAGTTGTTGAAAATACTCTTATGTAATCACCAGGTTGAACACCATTAATGTAATGAGGAGCCGTTTTAAATGTAATTGTATGATCTACTTTTTCTCTAGTACCTAAAACATATTTCCCAAAATTAGTTGCATGTTTAAGACTTGTACAAAAACCGCTTAAATCAAATGTCTCTAATGGATCATCTTCAGCACCTTGTTTTAACAAACGTACTACCACAGACTTTGTTTCAGAAAAACCATTAAGTTTTTCTTTTCTATAAAGAATGTTTGCTTGAAAAGTTTGTCTATCTTCAGGATTTAAAAACGCTACATTTAAGTCTTTGATATTGCCATCAGTAAACATTGCTTTTATTACTGGCTCTTTTTCTGGCAGCATTATATGAGTTCCTGAATAGACTAAATTACCAGCAGCATCATATTTATCTTCATCAAAAGGAACAGCAGGATACAAACTAAATTGTCCTCCTATAATTGTAAAATCTAATAAACATTGTGTTGCTTGTTCAAATATAAATTCTCTTAAATTAACCTTATTTGAAATCACACCATCCCAATAAAAATTATTTGCTTTACAAAATCTAGCTGCAATACCCATATTTATTTTATTAACAGAGCTAGTACTAATAACTGCACCAGCACCTAATTTTTTATCAGTTAACAAGGCATAAGCAAGTTCAGGAAATAAATTAGATGCTTTATCTGTTGCAGGACTATTTATTAAATCTGGAACCTTAATTCCTTTTTTAAAGTAACCAGAAAATTGACTAAAGTTTGTCCACTCTTTTGAACTATTAATCTTTAATCCTGCATAAGCTAAGTTTTCATAAGTAGCAGAACTACCTTCTATTGGAAAACCTATACCATTAGGATCTTCAGTCCTTACTATTTCATTACAGTAAACAATTTGATGCTCTGGGCCTTCTAAATGACTTGATTGATCTCCTTCGTATTTCCAATAATCAGCAGCAGCATCATAAAGATTTAACCTTGAAGCTATTTGTTTTTCAAACGTATTTGATACCACTAACTCTACAATTTGAGATGGCATTAAAGTTATTTCATCATCATTTGGATCTTCTTTAGGACGAATACGAACTTTATTTCCTTCTTTATAATTCTGTCCCCTGTTATTTGAATCTAAGTCCCACTCTGCATATACTTTATCTCTTGCATCATTAGACCAAAGTCTAAAGCTAAAACGAACATTGCTTCCATCTGCAATTGAATTTTCATCTTCATCTTCACTATCTGGATAAATAAAAGTATCAATTAAAGGAGGAGCACCAGATATGAAAACATCTTCTATTTTTCTGACGTACCAATAAGTTTTTGTTACGTTTCCAAACATAGGAAGGTCTACTTTTCCGCAAGGATAACCATTTATATTTCCTGAAATACTTGTACTTCTTACTGGTATAAATTTCCCTCCTATACCATCACTTGTTGAATAATGAAATTGAACACCAGCTATAGTTTGTCCTCCTCCATCAGACGCAGATAAATTCGTTAATGTTAAATCAGTAGGTGCTTGATCATCACCCCACGCACCTCCGTTAGCACCTCTTCCTTGTTCATTTGGTGTTACATCATTTTCATTTACATAAAGAGAAAAAGTAGAAACACCATTACTAGGCCAATTTTTATATTGAACAATAATTGTATGGTTTCCGTACCCTGGATATGTTGTTGGGTAAGAACAATCAGGATGATATATCTTTGTAAATTTAACTTCGTTTGTTCTAGTTTGAAATATATCCTTAGTCACATGAGAAGGAGACGCATAATGACCTGTCTTTACACCTTGAACGATACCTGGAACAGGTCTTCTATTTGCACTAGGTTCTCCAAAATCCCACTCAATATTACTTAAAACATTTTTGTCTAACGCACAGTCTTTTCTTCCTGCAAACTTAACAGTGTATTGATCATTATCTCCACACATAAATTCCTGTATAGCATCAGGATCGGTTGCTCCATTAGCGTTTAATAAATTAACTTCTACGATTCCTCTTTGTTCTACTTGTTTAATAACATCATTTCCAGGCCAAGGAAAAAATCTATATTCATATTGTTCATAAGGATGATCTATCCTGACATAAGTATATTGAAACTCTGGTGTATTTCCTTTAACACAAAACAATCCTAAATGATTAGAAGGACTTGAAGGTTTTAAAGTTTTCCAATCATCTTCCGTTCCAGAAATTCTTATTTGTAGCTTGAAGAAACTATACCTTGTTATGTATTTATTTACATTACCTAGAGATAGTGTAGATCTATCGTTATAGACTGTTTCTATTTCTTCTTCTGTAGGTTTACTATTAACATTAGCAAAACTCATTTGTTTGAATACTTTTGACTTCAAACCTATTTCAGTTATATGACAATTTCTATTGTCAGATACAGTACCTAAAGTAGTTTTTTGAAGCACATATCTTTTACATGGTTCGTATAGCTGGTATTGCTCATAATATTGTTCATAATAATACTTATCGTACTTTATTTCAAAGAAGTCTCCCGTTGTTTTACCTGCTGTACCATCTTTCCATTGAGGGTTATTACAGTGTGTTCCTAAATTAGGACTAGGAGCACATTCATAAAATCCTTTTTCTATTACTTTAAATTGATAATTTCGAGTATCAGAATCATACCCGTCCCAAGGATGCCCAGGCCAATCTTCATTAAATATCTCTGTGCAACTTACTAATGCTGTACCTGCCATATACTGTTCCCCTTCTGCTATATAAGAATCCGTTGCTTCTCTTACTGTCTTGGTTACAGCGTTTACATCTTCAACACCATGAGGGTCGTATCCGTCCCAATCTGGTTGCCAAGCATTAGCGTCATAGTCAGAACTATCTGGATCGTCACTTCCTCCTACTACTTGATAAGTAAGAAATGTATCTACATCTAATTCAGTATTACCAGATTTTTGAGAACTATTTCCACCTTCAGCAAAACCAGCTCTCATAGGCCAACCGCCTAGCAATTTCCTTCTTTTCTTGGTTGTTATCCTTGCTGCTGGTCTATTATCTTTATCTAAATCACTTGGAGCACGAACCAACTCATAAGGAAGCCTAAAATAAGTAAGGTTAGGCATCGGACTGCTTAATCCAAAAATAGCCTGTGTTGTAGGATTTCTTGCACCAGAAAACTGATTGGCATTATCTATTTGAAATTCATCAATATTTTCATCAGAAAATAAACCACCTGAAGTTTTAAAAGGTATTTCACCTGTTGCAGGATTAATAAATATTTTGTCTTTTTGATAGTTTTCTATTAATAAATCACCAATTGCATAGCCTTTGTATTCTGGTTCCTCTTCAATTGTTCCCAAAGAAAATAAACCAAGTATTTTTAATTGTTGAAAACGACCCAAGCTAACAAGTTGTGACCACATTAATTGTGAATTAACTCTGACTCCTCCGTATTGCTGTGATGTGCCTTTTGAAGCATCAATAATTTCTTGATAATTAGTAAAAACAAGAGGAATTAAATCACCTAAATTTGCTAATTCTTGAACGCTATTAAATGAAAATTGAGGAGCAAAACGCTTCATCCCTGCCATGTCAGCCGTTCTTTCGGCTGTGCCTTGCTTCATGCTTTTAGGTTTGGGTGTTAAAAGATAACTAACAACAGTTAAAGCAACACCAACAACTATCTGACCAAAGACAGTTAGACCTCCAGCAGCATTTGTCAAAGCAAAAGCTGTACCTGGATCGCATCTAATATCAGGGATTAATCCATAAGCTTCTGGTCTTTCTTTTGCTTTTGCTGCAACACCTTCTAAAAATTGAAAATATTCTTCTTCTGTTAATCCAAGGGCATTACAGAGATCGGCTTCCGTTGGAAGTAACACCCTGCGAGTGAAAGGGCTTCTAGCGGAGACCAAAGCACCACCTGGCTTTCTAATGTTCTTCGGTAACTCAGCCATCCTTCCTCGTAATAAGCAGCCATGCCGTAAGAACCATCATCTGATTTGAACAAGGCTATTGCTCCTAGTTTAGGGGGTGAATCAACTCCCCACCGATTTAATTCTTCAAAAAAGATACTATAGTCTTTTCTTTTTAATCTTCGATACCAATCACGCTT